GAAAAAATATATGAAGACGTCCAGGACATTGAGGGGCGTCTTATTATTAAAGAATATCCCACCAAGTCCGCCACAACTCAAACCTTAAAAAATCATCTGGAAAAGCTCAGAATGAAGGAAATAAAGGTTGATATGATTATTGTAGATTATGCTGATCTTTTAAAGCCCATTGTATATCAAAGAGAGAAAAGAAATGAGTTGGAATCTATTTATGAAGAGCTGCGTGGTTTGGCTCAGGAGTATAAGTGCCCNGTGTGGACAGCTTCCCAAACCAACAGGTCCGGACTAAATGCCGAAGTGGTCACCATGGAATCAATTTCTGAAGCATTTAACAAGTGTTTTGTGTCAGATTTTATTTTTTCTATCTCCCGAACCCCAGAAGATAAACTAGGAAATACGGGACGCATGTTCGTGGCAAAGAATCGAAATGGTCCCGATGGTATGGTGTTTCCCTTGTTTATGGATACGTCGAATGTTTCCATTAAAGTCTTGGAGGCATTATCGTCCGGAGAAGAGGAAGAGGGGATCGTCAAATCGCAAAAGCAAAAATTGGCGGAGAGATATCAAAAGTTCAAGAAGAATAAAAATGGAGGCGGCTAAAAATGTATAGCGATGAAGAGGTTAGAGGAGCAACCCGCGCTTATTTTGATGGAGACGATCTTGCCACTAATGTTTTTATGACGAAATATTGCATGCGCAATAAGGAGGGGGAGTTTGTGGAAAAAACCCCCGATGATATGCATAAACGTCTTGCTGCGGAGTTTGCGCGGATCGAAGCTAGCTTCTCCGGAGCCTCTACCCCCCATCTCACTAAAGAAGAAATTTACTCCTATCTTAAAGAGTTCAAGTATATTGTTCCACAGGGGTCCCCCATGATGGGAATAGGAAATAATTATGTTAATGTCTCTCTTTCAAATTGCGTGGTTGTGGAATCACCCGACGATAATATTTCTTCAATCATGGACGCCGGCAAGCATCTTGCTAATTTATTTAAGCGCCGGTGCGGCGTCGGTGTTGACATATCTAATTTGCGCCCCGAGGACGCCCCCGTAAACAACTCTGCGCGTACTACTACGGGAGCATGGTCATTCGCAGATTTTTATTCGTACGTTTGCCGGATGATAGGACAAAACGGTCGCCGCGGCGCGCTGATGATATCGATGGATGTGCGCCATCCCGATATTGAAAAATTTATTGCNATGAAGCACGATCTTACAAAAGTGACGGGAGCAAATATCTCCTTGAAGATTACTGATGATTTTATGCGCGCCGTTGAAAATCAACAACAATATGAACTTCGATTTCCAGTAGAGGCACAGAATCCCCAGTTTACTAAGCTGGTTGATGCATGTGCCCTCTGGGATTTAATTATAGCATCTGCCACCACTACAGCGGAACCGGGGCTGCTCATGTGGGATAACATCAGAAATAATCTTCCGGCTGAGAGCTACGCTGATGTCGGCTTTAAAACTATTTGCACCAATCCGTGTGGAGAAATACCGCTCTCCGCCTACGATAGTTGCCGCCTTATATCTTTAAACCTAAAGCACCTCGTCAAGAATTCTTTTAGTGATAAAGCATGTTTTGATTTTAATAAACTAAAAGAAGTGGCTGCGATAGGCATGCGCTTATCGGATAATTTGGTAGAGTTAGAAATAGAAAAACTTCAGAATATTCTTCAGGTAGCCGACACTCTCGATGAAAAGAATTTATGGGCGCGACTTTTAGAGGCGTGTAAAAACGGTCGCCGAACGGGACTTGGGACCCACGGGCTTGCAGATGCCGTTGCTCGATTAAATTTGCGCTACGATTCCAAGGAGGCTATCGCAATTATTCAACAAATTTACGAGACCATACGCGATACGGCATATCAGGAAAGCGTGTTTCTCGCTCAGGAGCGCGGTGTTTTTCCTGTATTTGATTGGGCGAAAGAGGAAGATAACGATTTTATTAAGCGCCTTCCGCTCGATATTCAAGAGGCAATCGCAACCCATGGGCGCCGTAATATTTCTATTTTAACAAATGCCCCAACCGGTTCTGTATCTATTATGTCTCAAACGAGTTCTGGATTGGAACCCGTCTTCCGTAATTCTTACATTCGTCGACGTAAGCTGTCCCACAACGAACAACACTTAGAAGCAGACTATACAGACGATTTGGGAGATAAATGGATAGAATATACAGTCTTTCATCACAACGCTCAAGAATGGTTGGATACTTGGGCAACTGATTTAGATGCGTCTCTTCCTGATTATTTTGTAGAGTCTAACGCTATAGATGGTAACTGTCGAATTGCCGTTCAGGCAGCCATTCAGAAAAGTATTGATCATTCTATCAGCTCAACAATTAATTTACCAAAGGGAACATCTGCGGCTACCGTTGGAGATTTATATTTCCAGGGATGGAAATTGGGGCTTAAAGGGGTCACCGTGTATGTAGAGGGATCTCGGTCCGGTGTGCTTCTATCTTCCGATCGCCTGGATGGGGGCTTCCCCCAGTATCGTGCACCTCGGCGTCCTATCGAATTACCATGTAATATCCACCACACCACCATTCAAGGGGAGAGGTGGGCAATCTTGGTTGGTCTGATGGACGGCATGCCCTACGAAGTTATGGGAGGGTTGGCTAATCTTATTGAGATTCCCAAGCGATACACAGAAGGCATTTTGGTGAAAAATCCCCGCAAGACAATGAACTCTATCTATGATTTAAAGATAGGGCGTAATGGTGATAGTATAGTAGTACGAGATTTGGTGCGCGCGTTTGATAATCCCAACCACTCTGCGTTTACACGCATGATGTCATTGGGACTACGACACGGCGCGAGTGTGCAATATGTTGTTGAACAAATGCAAAAAGACAAAGACTCAGATATGTTTAGTTTTGTACGCTGCGTGGCTAGAATATTGAAAAACTATATCAAGGATGGCACCGAGGTTACCGAAAAAACATGTGGTGAGTGCGGGCAAGACGGGCTCGTGTATCTGGAGGGGTGTGCAACCTGTAAGGCATGCGGCTTTGCAAAGTGTGGTTAAGGTATGGCGTATTCAAAAAAAGTTTTAGATCATTTCGAAAACCCACGTAACGTGGGATCTCTTGACAAAGAGGACTCTACCGTAGGTACTGGCATCGTGGGCGCCCCAGAGTGCGGCGATGTTATGCAACTACAAATTAAAGTAGATGGTTGTGGATGCATCCAGGACGCAAAGTTTAAAACTTTTGGGTGTGGATCCGCAATCGCCGCCTCTTCGCTTGCGACCGAGCGTCTGAAGGGGCTAACACTGAAAGAAGCTAACGACATTAAAAACACTGAAATTGTGGAAGAGCTTTCGTTGCCTCCCGTTAAGGTTCATTGTTCGGTCCTTGCAGAAGAGGCGATAAAAGCAGCAATTAAAGATTTGGAGAAAAAGAAATGATATTTGCACCCTTAGCAAAAAATATAGCTATTGAGTTTATAAAAAAAGAAGAGGAACAGCAAGCAATTTTGTTGCCCTCAGACTACCGCCCTACAGACGCACCCTACGAGATAGTACGCGTGGCTCCTCATGGAGCTAGTGACGCGTGTGATCAGGAGTGGAATCCCGGCGAATTACTGGTGGTAGAAGCTCACATGATTCGGCAGTTCGAATTTGAGGGAAGCCCCTATCACACCATAGGAGAAAATTATGTGGTGGGGTGGTTTTACGATGAGCCCACGGAAGACTAATTACAACATGAAAATCGATACAAAAAAGCTTTGCAGCCTAATCGAGGAGGTCAAACAGGAGCGCGCCTCATCCGTGCTGCTCACAAAACCTAGTGCGAAACTCATTAAAGAATCGTCGCTATCGCGTGTCCTTCAACATATAATCGAACATGACGCAGCTCTTTTAAGTGCCTTTAGGGAAGATCCCAGAGACAGCGGACCTTGCGCCGACTCGGCGCAGATTGAAACCGATCTTGATGCCGCGTCCGCGCTTTCTCTTAATAAAAGGCGCAATCGTGATTTGAAAGCAACCCTGTTAACTTTGGGGTACGGAGTGACCAAGATAGGGGGTACGTATATAGAAGATTTTAATACACCCGAAGCCGTAGAGGTGGCGGAAGATTCTCTTTTTGTAGTTAACTTGAAAGATGCTCCTACTTTTTTTCGAGACATAGAAGATCTCGGCGCGCGCTTTTGTCAAGATTCAGTTTTGATTGTTCCGAAGGGGGGCAAAGGCGCCCATCTTCTTGGCACCAACAACAGTGAATTTCCAGGACTCGGAGAGAAAATAGAGGTGGGAGATTTGAAGTTGGGCGAAGAGGCAGAATTTATGAGCCGCGTTAACAAGCGCCCCTTCACGTTCGGAGAGGGGCTCGACACCTACAAACAACTATCTCGAAATTCTCGAATGGCGGCAAAAACTATTGCCAAGAAAGTTTTGAATGCACGAAGTTCCGAACTTAAAAACAAATAAACTGGTGATTGGATATTCATTAGAAGCTTTAGAATATTCCAAAAAAACTCGAGCGTCGCTTCTAATCAACGGTGAGTTAAAACCCCACAGGTACGAGCACCCCGAAGAACATCGTCGATGGAATCTTCTTTCTTTCGAACTGGGAATGGCAGGACTCCAGCCGATTCCTTCGAAGATAGAAGGTATAAGGATTGAGGAAGGAATGGCAAACATCTCGACTGAATTTTATAGAAAGATAAGAATTTCTTTTGATGAGCTCTATATTTTTGATTTAGAACTCGTCGAGGGGTTAAATGCGCGCGAAGAGGTTTCTGAATATATCGCGTATGATTGGTTTGATGTTAAGCGTGGAGCCAAACAAATTCTTGCCAAGCTCCAGGGAGAGACAGACTTTGTTAACGAAATAGTTTTTTATCCGTCCGAACGACGTGATGGCAATTCAGGACAGATAAAAGATTGTTACAGTAAATCTTTTATTTCGGGTAAAGACCTTCACAAATTTGAAAATTCGGAAACAAGTGCTCGACTGGCTGCGCTAGGATTAATGAGAAAGAAAAAGGTCACAGGTCCTGCTCGGCTTATTGATGAAAAAATCCACTATTTAAATGTTGTTCTCGAACACCGTCGACGCGATCTCTACAAAAATAAAAAGCAGTACATTTTAAACGAAGAGTTGCCAGCTAATGTTTATTGGCGTAATATACACTCATGATGGAAGAGGCACCCCAGAAGGCGGCATCTTTTCATTTGGCGGGGATAGTCCCCATAGCGCGCGCCCAATCGGAGTTTGGTTTTGAGTGGCATGGGGGCTTTATTCCCTTGGCACCCGGCATCAATGCTATTGAGTACGCGGTTCACGAGTGTGCGCTGCTGGGATGTGAGACGATTTGGATTGTGTGTAACGACGATGTTGCTCCTCTCTTGCGCCACCGCTTGGGCGATTATGTCCGCAGCGCTGACAGTCTGGAGCGAGGAGCTTTTATTGATTTTTCCTCCACAGCTTATACGTCTATTCCTATTTATTATGTACCAATCCATCCTCGACATCGCGATAAAATAGATTGTTATCCTTGGTCCATCATCCATGGGGCTAATGTGGCTTATTGGCTGTGTCGCAGGCTCTCGCGTTGGCTCATACCCGATCGTTACTACGTCAGCTTTCCTTTCGGAGTTTACAGCCACGCGCCCCTTAAGGAAGTGCGAAAAGAAATACGGTCAGCTTCTCCGTTCTATTTTTCACACGAAGGAAATACAGTTCGCGACGGCTTGCCTTTGGGCTTTACTTTCGATAGTCAAGAGTGGAAGAGAGCACGGCATGTTATTAAATCCAATTCCCGCGGCTACCACCCGCCGGAAGATGGTGAACAGTTCCCTACGCGCCGGCTGCCCAAAGATGAAAGATATCAATCACGTGACTACACCCTGCAAAATGTTTTTGCCGATGCCCCGCTGGAAGCGGCGGCTATTGAAGAATTAAATTGGTTTTATGACTTGACAACGTGGGGCGGATATTGTAAACTATTATCATCTACACACTGTCAAGAGATTAGCGCGCCGACGAGGCTGCTATTCCCCGGAAGCGTACTAAACAAACTTGGAGAAGGATAATGAGAGATACTAGAGGCAAAAGAAAAACCCCAGCTATCCCCTTTGTGGGGCTGCATGCCCACAGCGTGGCGGGTTCAATTTTTGACGCGATTGGGTACCCACCCGAACATATGGATTTTGCCTACGAAAATGGATGCGACGCCCTCGCACTCACCGACCACGGTAACATGAATGGATTCAGCTATCAGCTTCTTCACTGGAAAAAGATGAAGGGAGAGGGGAAAGATTTTAAGGCTATCTTTGGCGTTGAAGCATATTTTCTCCCGAGTATCCGAGAATGGAGAGAAGAGTACGAAAGAATCAAAGAAGACGCAAAAGCTGCAAAAAAGTTGGCGAAGCAGGAAACTTCGGGCGCCACAGTAGAAGATGAGGGCGAAAGCAAGAAGGCGCAGGACATTCTAAAAAGGCGCCGCCACCTTATCCTGCTGGCTCAAAATCAAATCGGGCTAAATAATATTTTCAAAATGATTTCGGAAAGTTATCGCGAGGAAAACTTTTATCGCTACCCTCGCGTCGATTATGACATGCTTGAAAAGTATGGCGAAGGAGTGATTGCAGCTTCGGCGTGCCTTGGCGGTGTATATGCAGGTAATTACTGGGAAAATCGTGAAAACGGTGCAGAGGCAGTCCTAGAATCAATGCGTAAGACCACGCGACGCATGGTGGAAATCTTTGGAGAGCGGTGGTTTGGAGAACTACAGTGGAACAATATCGCTGAGCAGCATGAGCTCAATCAGTATATTATTCAAATGCATGAAGAGTTCGATATTCCTCTGATCTCAACAGCCGATAGCCACTATCCAAATCCGGACGCCTGGAAGGACCGTGAACTCTACACACGCCTGGGCTGGCTCGGCAAGGGAGGGCTTCCAGAATACATGGACAGCGAATTACCTCCGGGAGTAGAAGAAATAGGATACGAGCTGTATCCTAAAAACGGTGATGAAATATGGATGAGTTACAAACAATACTCGGCTGACAATAATCAGACTTATGATGACGAACTGGTGTTGGGGTCTATTATTAAGACTCACGAAATTGCTCATGAAATGATTGAGAATTTTGAACCAAACACGGCGGTTAAACTACCGAGTTTTGTGGTACCCGCCGGGGTTTCTCCCGTCGCGGCACTCACACAGTTGGCTATAGACGGGCTTCGGTCTAAGGATCTTCACAATACCCAGGAATACATCGATCGACTTAAAATGGAAATTAAAGTTATCGACGATCGAGGCTTTAGTAAATATTTTTTGACGATGAAAGCAATAGTAGACAAAGCCAATGCGGCTCAGCTTACCGGACCAGGGAGAGGCTCAGCTGCGGGCTCTCTCGTCGCCTATGTGCTAGATATCACCCAGATCGATCCTATTAAACACGGTCTTCTTTTTGAGAGATTTTTAAGGAAAGACGCGACTGACTATCCGGATATCGATTATGACGTGGCGGAACCCATGGAACTCAAGGAAATGCTTGCTCGTGACTGGGGAGAGAACACGGTCGTCCCCATTTCAAACTGGAACACGCTCCAACTACGTTCATTGATTAAGGATATTTCAAAATTTTATGGAATCCCATTTGTAGAGGCAAACAAAGTTACGAGCGTGATGATGAAAGAGGCAATCCCGGAGGCTAAGCGCCGTCACGGAATTAAAGCCGGTGTCTATTCACCCACGTGGGAAGAGGTGATGGAACTGAGCCCATCATTGAGAGGTTTTCTCACAAAATATCCTAATCTTAAGACGCACGTGGAAGCGTTAGTGGGTCAGGTGAGGTCATGCTCGCGACACGCTGGTGGGGTGTTAATTGCCGACGAGCTTGATAAGCACCTCCCGTTAATTAATTCCGGAGGTGTACGACAAGCACCCTGGTCTGAGGGGCAAAATGTTCGTCATCTGGAGCCCCTAGGCTTTATTAAATTTGATCTTTTGGGACTCTCAACACTGCGTATGATCGACGGTGCGATTCGGCACATTCTGCAGCGCCACAAAAATATTGAAACGCCCACCTTTCAAGATGTGAAAGAGTTTTATAATGACCACCTACACCCAGACATAATAAATTTTAATGACGAGGAAGTATATCATAACATTTTTCACAAAGGAAATTGGGCAGGCATATTTCAATTTACGGAAACGCCCGCGCAACAATTTTGCCGGCGCGCCCACCCACAGAACTTAATTGATATTTCCGCCATTACTTCTATTTTTCGACCCGGTCCTTTGGCGGCGGGCGTGCATGATCGTTACGTTAGCGCGAAGAGGAACCCCGAAGAGGTGTATTATCTTAACGATATAGTGCGTGACGTGACCGAAGAGAGCTATGGGTTCTTAATATTTCAGGAACAGATAGCGCTCTTGGCGCATCGCCTGGGCAAAGATCTCTCCCTGGACGAGGGAAATCTTCTGCGTAAGGTACTCACAAAAAAGGGCACCGGAAAGGGCGCCCAGGTAAAAGAAAATCTTCACGCCAAGTTCATAGAGGGCTGTGTGGAAAAAGGTATTAATAAATTTAAAGCTGAGGACCTTTGGGAAACATTTGAATATTTTTCCGGCTATGGGTTCAACAAATCTCATGCCATTTCCTACTCGGTGATTTCTTTTCAATGCGCGTGGCTTCTCAACTACTATCCATCAGAATGGATGGCTGCCTTCTTGGACAAGGAGCCCGAAGCACGCAAAGAAAAGGCAATCAATATTGCCAAGAGCTACGGGTTTAAAATTCAAAAAGCAGCACTTAACACATCCGGGAGGGTCTGGGAAATTGATCCATCCGATAAAATGACCCTTGTGCAGCCACTAAGCTCTCTCAAGGGGTTGGGGGATAAGGCAATCGATCAAATATTGGCACACCGTCCCTTTAATTCCGTAGAAGAGTTTCTTTTTAATGAGGAGATAGTTTATTCTAAACTGAACAAGAAGGCGCTGGACGTTCTCATTAGATCTAGTGCTGCGGACTCCCTCATGGACGACAGATTTACGGGGCGAAAGCATTTTTGGTCGGCTGTTGCCGTAAACCGTCCTACCAGCAAAAAGAAATTGAAGGAACAAATCGAGCTTTATGCCGATGAGGGCGATTTCACGGAAGAGGAAGAAATAGAAAATACTGTATCTCTCACGGGGATTTTCCCCATACATCTGGTGATTGACAAATCGATTCGCGCGCGCCTTGACGAACTTTATATTCCGCCCATCTCTGATTACGATCCAGATTTGGGATTGGTATGGTTCATCCCGCGTGAAATAATTTTAAAGCAAACAAAAAATGGTAAACCGTATTGGATTGTTTCAGTTATTGATAGTAATTCTAACGTTACAAAATTTAAGTGCTGGGGCATACGCCCCGAAAAGGATAGAATTCATATCAATCGTCCCTACATGGCGCGCCTGGAGTATGATGAAGAGTGGGGGTTTTCCACTCGTTCTATTCGCAAGACCATGAAGTTGCTTGGCTAATAAAAACACAGAAGGAGAAAAAAATGAAAAAGAGCAAGGAAAGATCAACCGATACCCATAAGAAAAAGACCTCGATCGGCAATAGTAAGTTTACCAAGAGAGGCACCCCCGGACCCCACGGCGGCAATAAAAAATATAAGAAGCGCTATAGGGGGCAAGGCAAGTGAAAACAACCAAAACACTTAGTCCACTCTTAAAAGATCCTCAGCTACATAATGAGCCCGTCATCGTTCGGGTTAATGACTTTACCAACCGGGCGGCTAAAGAGTTTGCTGCTGAGATGAACAAGGCACACAATACCGGACAGCCTGTCATTCCGGTGGTCATTGATTCATACGGAGGGCACGTATACAGCCTAATGTCTATGATTTCTTCTATCAAGCACGCAGAGCTACCGGTGGCTACAATCATCGAAGGTAAGGCAATGTCGTGTGGGGCAATATTATTTACGTTTGGAACTGAAGGTCTGCGTTTTATGGACCCCGACGCCACGCTGATGATACACGATGTATCTTCAGCTGTGTGGGGGAAGGTAGAAGAAATTAAAGCCGACACTGCCGAAGCAGACCGATTAAATCAAAAGGTTTATAGAATGATGGCGCACAACTGCGGAAAAAAAGAAGATTATTTTCTAGATCTCATTCATCAAAGGGGACATGCGGATTGGTTCATCGACGCCGCCGAAGCCGCACATCATAATTTAGCAAATCAAATTCGCGTTCCCAAGTTTAATGTGATTGCGAATGTACAGATAGATTTTGAGTAGGAATACTGATGATATTAGAATATTATATGATAAGAGATAACGTGCAGCCCCCTTCGCGTGCAAACCCCAGCGATGCTGGTTTGGATTTGGTATTTAATCCATCAAGGGGGGAAGATGAAGTACTGAAGATCGCGCCCGGGGAGAGTGTCCTATTGGAAACTGGCTGCCGCTTTGCCATCCCGCATGGGTATATGCTGGAGATAAAGAATCGCTCTAGCTGGGCGGCTAAACGTCAATTGTTGGTGGGCGCCGGGGTGGTGGATAGCGGATATGACGGGGAAGTATTTGTGAATCTTCACAACATAGGTCCCGCCTCTCACACAATTTTAAAAGGAGACCGCATCGCACAGGGGGTGTTGATACCGGTGGTCCCCGTCAGGTGGGTAGCAGCTGCAGACCCAGACATATATGGGTGGAGTCCTATCACCCTTAGCGATCGCGGCGATGGACAATTAGGATCTACAGGACGAGGCAGTGAAGAAAATTAGCCACGACACCTTAAGATTGAGCGAAGGGCTAACCTATGATGATGTGTTATTGATACCTCAGTATTCCGATATCAAAAGTCGCACCGAGGTTTGTATTGGATCTGATTTGGGAGACCTTCGTTTCGATCTGCCCATTATCTCTAGTCCGATGGATACCATAACTGAATCACCCATGGCGGCTGCTATGCATTCGTGCGGTGGGCTCGGAATCATACACAGGTATAATTCCATAGAGATTCAATGTCAACATATTGAGTGTCTGCCCGCAGAAGCTATAGTGGGAGCGGCGATAGGAACTTCTGGAGACTATTTAGAAAGAGCACGGGCTCTGGCTGCAGCAGGCGCAAGAATTCTATGTGTGGACGTAGCACACGGCCACCATATTTTGATGAAGGAGGCGCTTACTGCGCTTCGTTATGCGTTCGGTAGCAATATCCACATAATGGCAGGGAACGTGGCGACCTTGGAGGGTTACAATGACTTGGTCGATTGGGGAGCCGATAGCGTGCGTTGCAATATTGGCGGCGGTTCTATTTGTTCAACTAGGATACAGACTGGGCACGGCGTCACCGGTCTTCAAACGATTTTTGATTGCGCGCGGTCAGACCGAAACGCGCCCATCATTGCTGATGGTGGACTCCGGAACGCTGGAGATATTGTCAAAGCTTTGGCAGCTGGGGCTGACTTCGTCATGCTTGGCTCTGTGCTTGCGGGCACTGACGAAACTCCTGGAGATATAATCAACACTCGGAAGGGCAAGTACAAAACCTACCGAGGAATGGCAAGCAGAGATGCTCAAATTGAGTGGCGCGCCCGCACGAGTTCTGTGGAGGGGATAGCCACGTCCGTTCCGTGCAAAGGACCGGTCAGCGACGTGTTGCGTACCCTGGAGAGGGGAATTCGCAGTGGATTTTCTTATTCGGGCGCCCGTACTTTGGGAGAGCTACAGGGCAAAGCAAAGTTTCTAAGNCAAACGGGAAGCGGGCAGACCGAAAGTTCTACCCATATTAATAAAAGATGAGAGAGCTCATTAAAGCCACAGTTTTTTTGGATCCCAAGCTTCACGAAGACCTTAAGATCCGAATTTATTATGATGGCTTTAAAAGCCAGAGCGAATTTATTAGAGCCTGTGTCGTTTCTTATTTAAGTGGCGATACAAAATTTATGGAGTTTTTAGATGCCTATCGGCAGAACGAGAAGCTCCAGTCCAAAGCGCAAATACGCAAAAGTGCAGCCCTCCGTCGCAGTGGTGAAGAATTGATAGAGAAGATGGGGCTGTCGGACGATGAGATAGAGAATATATTTGATTTGCTAGAAGAGGAGAAACCAGACTAATGAGAGATTGTGCAGAAAAATGTTTTTTGAAAGAAGAGAATTGTAAACAAAGGGAGTGTCGCCTTTGGCTTGATTATCCGGAGGATCACAATTGTACGCTAATAGCGGTGAAAAAACATGGTCCGATGACATTGAGAGAAATAGCCGAGAGACACGGCGTAAGCATAGTGAGAATAAAACAAATTGCGGACAAGGCTTTGCTCAAAATAAAATCTGTCGTTAACCGCGATGAATACTAATTAAAGGTAGTAATGTACATTTACTTATAGGAGATTTCTAGTATGGCTCGCAAAAACAAAAAACTGCTTTCCGAGGGGCAGGTGACACAATTTATGAAACTTGCAAATCTCGGTGCTCTTACCCCCGGATTTGTGCACGGACTCCCCGAGGGACGAGAGGAACGAGAGGACGCCCGAGACCGGTCCCAGGCGCGCCGCAACCGCATGCAAACGCGCCGCGATCGTGACTGGGAGAACCAGACCGTCGCCAGCATCGACGACGATCCGTACGATGATGCGGACACCGCAGCATCGAAGGCGATTGACTGGGATGACTCTGAGCGCGTCGCCGCCGGCGGCAAGGCAAGCTCCGGTCCTCCGCCTGATCCGGGTACCGAACGCCTCGCGAGCACCGACGACCCTCGGTACGAGGCGGGGAACATCCGCGCCCGAGAAGAAAAAATAGGACAAGCTGGATATGAACGCGCCAAGAAGGTCAAGGCACCCCCGCCCGAAAGCGCGTCCTCGCGCCGCGCAGCAGCAGAGAAGAAGGCTGCAGCCGCAGGAGATCCTACAGCCCGCCGCAACCCCAAGCGCCAACAACAACAAGAATCACACGGTCGCGGACGCGACGAAGGCTCTGGTGGTTATGGTCACCCCGATCCCCGCCAACGACTAGCTGGCTCAAGCCTTCGCGAGCAAGACGAAGATCTAGAGCTGGACGTTGAACTTGATGATCTAGAAGATGAGGATCTCGACCTAGAGGACGAAGACTTTGGTCTTGAAGACGAAGAGCTTGACGCCGATCTAGAAGGTGGGCGCCAAGTCAGTGTCGATGATTTCCTCGTTGCCCTGGAGACGGCTCTTGAAGACGTCATGGGCGAAGAAGTGGAAGTGAGCCAAGACGAAGAAGATCTCGACCTAGAGGACGACGAGCTAGATCTTGAAGGCGACGA